GTGATGAAGGCAGCTACGGCCTTATGTGCAGTCATGTTATTCACTCCGGGGTTAAGAATAGTTTGCGTTCAGCCTCGCGGCGGCGGGTCAGCCCCGCCAACGCGCGGCCATGAACCTTGTTCCACATCAGGAACGCCTCGGCAGCGCCCTTGACGTCGCCTGCGTTCAGACGCCGCACAACCGACGAGCCTGCAAAGTTGCCGGGGCCGATGTTGTAGCAGAGGCTGACCATTGCGGAGAACTGGTTGGGCGTCGGCTTGATGGTGACAGCCTTATCGACCGCCTGCTCGTACTTGCCCAAGTCGCGGGCCAGTATCTTCTCGGCCTCGGCGGCCGTGATTGTCATGCGCGGTGTCACCTTGGGTTCGCCGGCTGCCGACGTGTGGCCGTAACCGATAGTGTCCACGCCCGCGCTGCACTTGTACGCTTTCAGGCGAAGGCCCTCAAAGCTCTTGATCAAGTCCAGACCTGCGGCGTTGACCTTCATAACTTGTCGGCCTTCTCGTTGACGCGGTCGAAGAGGCTGTTCAGCGTGCGGTCCACCTGGGCAAACCCGGTACGGATGTCGTTCTTGATGTCCGCAACGGCGGTCTTGAAATCGTCCTTCTGAACGTAGTTCATCGGGATCTTCCGCACGTCTTCGTCCAAACGGTCCAGACTGTGGTACACCCGGCTCAAGACCCACCCACCCGTAACACTGACAGCCCCTACTGCGAGGTTGAAAAGCACTTGGTAGTCCACCGTGTCACCTCGACATCGCGTTGCGGTTTTCTTCCGTCATTGTGTTCGGCGCGGTGACAACAGGCGCCCGCTTGACAATACGCGACACAGGACCACCCGGACGCCGTGCGGGGCCAGCCCCAGCGCGACGGCCAGACCGCGCCATAGCTGTCTCCAGTGCGGCGGCGGCGCGGTCGGCGTCCAAGAACTCCGACGCAATTTCCAGCGCCAGCTTCTCGTTGACCTTGCCTTCCAGCCGTCGGACGATCTCGTTGGCGATGGTGGCGATGCGGTTCAGCAGAGGCGGCAGCGTTGCCTTCCCGGCGGGTTCGCGCAACTTTGGCGCCGCTTCGCTGCCTAGCTGCGCCAGTTCCTTGACGCGCGCGTCGCGGGACAGGTCCATCAGCACGGCATCAACGCGCGCCTTCTGCGCGGGGGACAAAACGTCGGTCAACTCTTTGTAGCGCGGCTGGCCGTCAAGCGCCCGCTTGATGGTCTGCGGGGCGTCCCGCACCGCCTGCGCGAACACGCCAGCCCGCTGGGTGCCTTCGGGCACGGGGCTTTCCAGTTTCTCGCGCAGGAACTTGCCGACGTCCATCTGGTTGATAGGGCGCGAACCCTTGCGGAACGCCGCCTGCGCTTCCTTCATCGACGGGATAGCCGCAATCAAGTCATCCTTGATGTTGGTCAGTTCCTTTTTAATGAAGGTGTTTTTTTCGTCCGCAAGTGCTTTTTTGAGGCCATCCAGTGTCGAAGAAATTTCTTGGGCGTTAACGCGGGGAACGATTACCGGGTTTCCATTCGCGTCAAGTTCGCGTTTGACCAAACCTTTACGGATCGTGCGCAGTTCCGATAGCAGTTGCGGATTACCGGGGTTGGTCTTGACCAGCCCGTCGATGTAGTCGAGCGTCGGCTGGACATCGACCACGTCGCCAGCCGCGCGGGCTTCGCCATACAGCGGGTCTGCCCGCTTTTCGCGTACCGTTTCGGCCAGTTTGCGCCGCTCTGGCGTGCGCTCGATCTTCTTCAGTTCACCGACGCGCCCGGCTTCCTGCACGTCCCGCCGCACAATCGCTTCGGTCGGCTGGATCTTCGCGGCCTGCTCGCCTACGGCGGCCACACGCGGCAGACCCACGTCGGCGGTCGCCTGCGCAAAGGTCGGACGCACGCCGGGGATGATCTCGGCTTGCGGTGAGCGAGCGGCGGCGACCAGTGCCGATCCCTTGCCTTCCGCGATGTCCATGTAGAACTTGGTTTTGGGGTCGATGACGTCGCGCATCTTGTTGATGGTCGCGGTGGTGACTTTGCGCGCAGTCTTGCCGCCCGGCACCTTGGCAGGGGTTGCAGACAGCACGACCTGCATCATGTTGGTGACGTCGGACTTAGGCAGGCCGGTGGCTTTGGACAGGAAATCGGCACCCTTGTCCATGTTCTCGGCGATGTAAGTGATGCCCTCGCGCAACGCGTTCTCTTGATAGCCTGGCGTCTCGGTGACGCCCGTCAGCCGACCGACCGGCTGCGCTACCGTGCCCAGCACGCGCTCCTGACTAGCCGCCACGTCCTCGGCGGTTTGACCCGTCACCAACCCAGCGGCGCGCTGGAACGGGTACGAGATCATGGCGAGCGTGCCCGGCACGCTTTCGGCAATAATGTCGGCAGTCGAGGACGCGCCGCGCACCACGCCGCGTCCAAACTCAGCAGCCTGCTCGCCAAGCGTCGGTGCCGGGGCAGCGGCTTTTGGCGTCGTCAGTTTTTGGACGTCGTAACCCTTTGCCTGCAACTTTTCTAAAAGTTGCTGCTTGGTCGTGCCATCCGGTACGTTCTTGATGACGGTGCCGTCAGGCAAACGCACGTCCATAGCAGCCCCTCACATCACAAATCGTTAAAATCGACGACGCCGTCACCGTTAGTGTCCTGTCCACCGGCGCTCGGCGCAGTCGCGCCGCCGGCGCCTGTAGTGACAGGTTTCGCCGTGACCGGCGTGTAAAACTGAGTTTCGCCCCACTGCATGTCGTAAGTTTCAAGCGCGCGGTCTGCAATGTTTTTAAGCCGCGCCGACACATTGGCAAGAATATCGCGTGCTTTGGCTTCGCCCAGCATTGGGGTAAGAGTTGCTAACTGCTGTTCAATAATAGGCCATTCACGCTCGGTAATCTGGCCGATAGACCCGCCGTTCCGAATAAGTTCCAAGCCTGCGTTTTTCAAATCAGCTTTCAGGCTTTCAATGTCAGATGCAACATCTTGCGTTTGCCCCGGAAAATACTGCGTGGCATACGCTGCGTTGTAACCTCCAAAATTACCCGCAAAGCCGCTTGCATTGTCTTCCGATGTAATACGGTCAATTTTAGCCTGCGCTTCCGCAATCTTGTCTACGACCGTAGTGGCACCCTTGTAGTCTTTAGTGTAGTTGGCTTTCTGCTTGGTGTACAAATCGCTGCCGGGCACGGCTTCGACGGTGCCTTCAGCGGTCATGCGCTCGCCCGGCTTCAGTTTGACGCCGTCTGGTCCTGTGGTCGCCGTCTTCTTTCCGATCCCAGGCACAGTTGCCACAATTTTACCTTGCGCGTCGAGGCCGGTGACAGTACCGTCATCACCAGTAATCCATTGCGCCACCTTGCTACCGGCTTTGGCCTCCGCCTCCATCTTGGCCTTCTCTAGGGCCAAATTGCCGCGCGACACGTCAAGCTGTCCTTGCTGGACACCAAGTGTCGCTGCGCGGCTCCGGTTCTCCAAGAACGCGCGGCCGACTTCGGACGTCACCAGCGAACCCGTCAACGCAGCTTGAATTTCGCCCAAGGGCTTACCTTCCAAAGCCTTTATGTGCGGGGTCAAACTGTCTCGATATTGAGGCGGCGCAAGTTCAAGACCGCCAGCCAAATCACCCGTCTCAAGCACATACGAGTATGCAGGAAGCAGCGCCTTGACGGCGGCGTCTTCTTGTGCCTTTGCCTGTTCTGCCGCGCGGTCTTCCATCACCAGCGCGTCCGCCTGCCGCTGCCGTTCGATCTTATAGATGTTTTCCGCGCCTTGCGCGCGTTGCTGCATGAATGCGTTCACGTCCGGCATGTTGTTGGCCGCGTTCGCAAAGGCGTTACTGACAATACTGGGGTCAAGTGGCATGACCGCTCCTTAATAAACGCCGCCGATATTTGTGGGGTTATAGAAAGACGACGAGGATGGCGTGATGGACTGCAAATAGTTCATGTACGGCTGGTTGGCGTAGTAGCTGCCGACGCCCTGACCGATTGAACTGAACGCATTGCCTATCATGCCCGCCGTGCCCGCCGCCTGCGCCGCCTGTACGTTACCGCGTTGCGCCGCAATATCGGCCAAAGCCGCGCCGGTCGTACCGACGTTGGCAGCCTGCCCCGCTGCGGCGGCCTGACCTACGCCGGTCAGGTAACGATACGGGTCCATGCGCGCCTCGCGCTGGGACAGGTAGCGGCTGAAAGCGTTCTCGTACTCGGAACTGGCGAGGTTCTGGCCGTACTGCTGGATGCCCTTGAGCGTGCCGCCCGACTGAAGCAGACCGCGCGCCGCTGCCGACCGTTCTAGCGCCTTCATGCCCTCGGCCATGCGGAAATTGTACCCCGGATCAGCCTGGAACTCGGTCATGCCGAAATCTTTGTAGGGGGCCATCTTCTGGTATTCGGCCAACGCGTTCTTGCCCGCCTCGACGTAGGGCTTGGCAAGTTCAGTCTGCGCGGCCAAAGCGGCCTTCTGCGCCTGCGCGGCTTTTTTGGCAGCCTTTTTTTGTTTGTCGGCGGCCTTGTTTGCGCCTGATGCAGAGATTGCTGCGCCGCCAATGGCGCCCGCAGCGGCAATTCCAGCAGCAGCAATAATCGGTACGGGCATCAGGGAAATTCCTTCAAGTAAACGTCCAGTTGTTCGCCGTACAAGTGCATGACTTTCACGGCGTCTTTCATAGCAGTTGCGTGGCCCTTCGTCAAAAGGACAACTAACAGCACCAAATCATAATACCCAGCCCGCCAAATGAAGGACCGGGCGTCCGCCTGACCAGCGCGTTCGGCGTCGTCCGACGCCTTCCACTTCATCACCAGCAGCGCCAGCCCGGTCTGCAAAGCCTGAAAATTGGCGAGGTAGAACGGATTGGCCGGCATGCTGATCAGCGAGGACCAGATGACCGCGTCGAGGTCCGGCCGGGTCACCGGGTCGCCGTCCGCCACATCGTCCAGCATCTGGATCATGCGCCAGATGTCCATGAGCCAGCCCGCCGCTTCAGGCGGCAGGTCTAGGTTCTCAAAGTGGACAATCAGGGATTGCGTTGCTTCGTCCACTACGTCACCACGCGGCCCGAGACACGGATGTTGATGGCCGACGCGGTCCCGGCGATGGTCGAGATGAACCCGCCGGGGTTCAGGACGTGGCCGACCAGTTCGGGGAAGGTGTACGTTTCCGACGCCTGCAACGTCTTGGTCTTGACGATCAAATCGTTGTTACCGGCAGTTCCGCCGGCCGTCACCAGGTTCACGCTGATCGTCGCGGCCGCCGCGCTGTAGTTGGTGGCGGTGAACTTGTCGATGATCGCCGTGACGCCCGTGGCGGTATACATCGTGGTCTGCGTGTTGTTGATGGTCTGGGCGGGGACGAGTACGGTTACGGTAACGGTCATGTCAAACTCCTTGGATGGACGGCACGGATGCCAAACTTACGGTTACAATAACAGACGGCGTTGCCGGGCGCACCGGGCCTGTTTGCGCTGCGATGAATTGAATGGTGGTTGCGGTGTTGGCCGTGTGCCACATCAACTCAACGTAATCGTTGGCCGCCATATCAATAAACAGGTTCAAAGCCGCGATAAGATGCCCGTCAACGCCGCCGTGCTGGTTGGGGATGGAAAACTGACTGTTGCTGTTCGCCACGTCGGTGCCGTTCTTGCGCATCCAGATGTCGGTGTCGTGGATCTGCGCGTCCGTGTTTACAAACTGCACGCTGAACTGCACGTTGTAGACACCGGCTTTATCAGCAATGATTTTAGACTTGCAGGTGCCTGTGATGGTCGTCGAGGCCACCGTCTGCGACGCGCTGACGACGTAGGTTCCCGTGCTGCCGTCGGTGCCCGTGGTCTGCGATACGATGTACGTGCCTGCCGTGACGCCTGTTCCGGTCAATACCATGCCGGGGTAGATCGGCCCCGACGTGATGGCAGTGACCGTCATCGTGGTGCTGGCGGGGCCGATAGACGCCGTAAAAACCGCCGTGCGGTCTTCGATCCGCACGCCACTGCTGAATTGTGTGGTGTCGTACACAATCGGAAACGCTGTGGTACTGGACCCGTCCGGCTGGTTGGCGAGACTGTAGAACGACCCGTAAATAGGATGCGGAGCTTGCGGCGTGTAGGCGGGCGCCAGTTCCAGCGCCTGTATGCTGCTCTGCAAGTTGGTCGGATCAAACGCCGCCTGTTGCGAGGCTTCCAGCGCCTGCAACGCCGTGAGGATAGGCCCGAGATCAGACGACAGGGTACCGGACGACAACTGCACCGCCGACGCGATGGCGTTGATGTCGATGTCTTGCGCCGGCGGGCCTTTTTGGACGTCTTCCAACGATATTGTGCTTCCGCCCGTCTGGTTGAACAGGCTCAAAAAGAACAAATACCATTCACGCGAGATCAACCCGGTTTTGGGGTCCGTCAGCGGGACGCGAGGCGGGGTGATGTTGGTGATGTTAGGCATTGGTCCGGCTTACCTGCAACTCGGCGCCCATAATGGCAATCTTGACCGGGTCGGTGCCGCTTACCTCGTAGACGCGGTCGCGCAGCTTCATGGTCATGCCTAGCCGCCGCCAGATGGTGCGGAAGCCGTACTGGCCGATGGCGCCCATCTTGCGCCAGTGTTCGTTCGACCAAGTGTGGCCGCCGTCGTCCGACCAACGCAGCATGACCTCCGGGTCGCTGCCCTGCCCGGTGACCAAGCCGACGCCGGTCTGGCAGTCCAACTGGAGCGCATGCTGTGCGGTACGCATCAGGTCGTTCTGTCCCGTCGGCAGTGCGCGCCACGACCGCAGCCAGCGTTGCGGGGCGCCGTTGTCGGTGTAGACGTCAAGGTCGTAGGCGTAGATGTTGCCGTTCTCGTAATCGCCTACCAGCACATCATCCTGATAGGAAATCTGCGCCACGGGCCGCTGGCGCACCCACGACCCGTTGTCCCAGCCCGCGCGTTCATGCCAAGCCCCCGTCGTAGCGTCATAGGCCCACGTTGCGCCGGATGACGGGAACACCAGCACGTAGAAAGAGTGGCCGTCCTGCTGGTAGGTGTAACCCACCACGTCGGTGAGCGTGCTGTACTGCTGGATCTGCCACTCGATGGCATGGGTCGAGATGCGCTGGCCTTGGTAGCCGTTGGCCTGATAGACGATACCCCGGCCACGGTCATCCTTGCCCAGCCAGTAAACCTGGTTGTTCATCTTGGCGACGCTGTACCGGGCGGCGCAGCCGAGTTCGTTGAACGCGCCTTGGATGCGGACCAGCGGGAAGTCCGACAGCCCGGCGTTGTACCAGACTTCCGTGGAGTTCTCGCCGAACAGCCAGACCTCGCGGTGATCGACGATCATGCTGACAATGTTGTCCGGGTCGCCTTCCGCGCTGACAAAATCCAACGGATCGACAGTGGTGCCGTCAAGAAGGCCCGTCACCCAGATGCGCTGGCTGTTGGGCTCGATAAACACGAAATAACCGTCCAGATAGTCCACGACCGACGCGCCGGGGAAATCAGGGTCAACAATCTGCGCAAAGACGCCCGTGTTGGTGTTGTAGATGTAGCCTGTCGGATTGGCCGCAATCATGATCTGCGTGCCGTTGTCGGCGATGCTGACAGGCCCGGTGCCGGCCACCGTGCCCTTAGCGGTCGCCACCCAAGAGGAGGTGATCTGGTAGAAGGTGCTGCCGGACACGACGTACAGATAGACGCCGTGCCACCACATGCCGCGAATGGGGCCTGATCCGACGTTGATCTTCAGGTTGAGCCCCGGACAGCGTTGGAGGAATGCGGGTTCCTTGCCTGCTTCCGGCACCATTTCCGGGAACAGGTTGATCATCTGGCTGTCGGCCGCGTTGACGCTGCGGGCGACATACGCGGAGCCAAGGATCGGTGTTTTCACTTAGTAATTCCCAGCGAAAATGTTGAACCTTTGGCGCGTGGCAACAAGGCTGTAAGGCAGAGCCATGATGTCGTCGGGGTTGTTGATGCGCTTCAGGTTGCGCTTGGATGTCATGGCGATGCGCTGCACCTGCCGAGACGGTTCGACGCCAAATTCGGGGGCCAGTTCGCAGGCCAGATTGTACCGGAACGCGCGCAGGTAACCCGGCGGGAAAGCCAGAGTAGTCGCAAGATTGGCTGGCGTGCTCAATTCCTGCACCGAGACGATGTGGAACTCCAAAACCTTTGTCGGCACCGGATAGACATACATCTCGATGTTGGGGTACGTCATGTTGACCCACAGTACCTGCGGGTATGTGCTGGTCACGGTCTTGACGGCGATGCCGTTGTACTGCTGCTGGTTAATGAGTTTCAGGCCAAACGAGATGCCGTTGGCCGGGTCGCGGAAATAAGTGCTGTCGTCCACCAGAATGGGGCGGGCGCCGACGATGTCGCCCGTCGGGCCGAAGGTGCGCGAGCGCTCCCCCGGCGGCCAGGTTTCGATCTGGTCTATGGTCGAAAACACCGACAGACGTTCGGTATTCCAACTGTCGATCATCTGGTTCATGGCGTTCAGCGCGTCTTGCGCGGTTTCGGAGGATGGGGTTTCCCCTTCCGCCAGAACACCAATGAGCCGCAACGAACCGTAAATGATGTCGCCAGCCGTGGTCATGCTAATCATCCTTCCGGGGGCGACCGCGACGACGCGGAGCCTCGGCCATCACGTTAGCCTCAACCTCGGCATCTGGCAAGTCGTCGGCCGGAGCTTCGACGACCATTTCGTCCGGGTCGAAACGCACCCAGCCGTTCTGTTCGTCGTACTGCGCTTCCAGTTCCATCGTGGCAATCTTGACGCCATGACGGTAGTGCATCAGGTAAATTTCAGCCATGGTTTTCCCTTGTGAAGAACAGGCGGTCCGAAAACCGCCTGTTTGATTACGCGATGAGGCTCAGCGCCTGAAGCCGACTTTCAAGCTGCGCAACGCGCGTCTGAAGGTTGGCGATGACGGACAGCACCGAGTTGCCCTCGTCCTTGGTCACAAAGCCAAAAGGCGTTGTGGAGGTCAAGTCCTGAATGGCGTAATCCGGCGTACCAGGAGCCGTCGAGGTGATCGACGTCAACTGCGTCGTCAGGGCTGCACCCTTGGCCGAGTAGACCGGGTTAACGATGGTGGCGCCGTCGAGGTACGGATCCTCGTAGGCAACACCAACAGGCTTCGTATTGGGCATGTTGTTCTCCTTGATGAGTTAGACCCCCGCCGAAGCGGGGGCCTGTTGCTTAGGCGATACGATAGATCGTGTACGCCGCATCACCCGTCTTGCGCCAACGGAAGATGCCCGAGGTGTTGTTGGTCTTGGTCAGCGCGTCCTGAATGACGTCGTTGCCGACGAGGGTGTTACCCGTGCCGGCCGTGAACGTCACATCGTTGGCAGCGTCGTCACCAATATTGATGAAGGCGCAGTCAAAGGTCGAGCCAACCTTGAGGCTGCTGAAAGCCGCGTCCAGCAGCGCGCCCGTCGGGAACACGTAAGTGCCCGCCGAGGTGCCGCCGCTGTCCATCGTGCAAAGACCGTTTGCAAGATCGGCAGCCGTGATCGTCACCGACGCGCCCGCAAGAGCGGTCGGTGCCGAGGTGTTGTAGAAGCTGATTTCGCCTAGGTTGCCGTCGCCAACCTGGTAACCGCTAGCGCCATTCGCAAGTGCCATTGTCGTATTCTCCTATCTTTACCTGTTAACCCCAGAGACGGCAAGCCATCGGGGCGCGGATGACCGAATAGCCATAAAGGACGTCGATACGGCATGGCAGGCGGTCATTGTTGATGTCGTACTGGCGCACAATTCGCATCGAGATGCCATTGTGAACCTGGCGAGAAGCCATATCGACACCCTGCGGCAGAAGAAGATCGGCCGTGGCAAACGAGATAGCGTCCTTGTGGTAGATCAGGTTCTGCGGGTAGATCGTCGAAGCAGCGCCGACGAACGTCACGGCAGCGAGGTTCTGCGGGAAGCTGTTGACCGTGGCCAGAGCGTTCGCAGGGGTGTAGATCGCCGGGCTGATGCTGACGTCCGTGAACTTGCTGGCAGCAGCGGTGTTAGCCGCAGTGACAACAAACTGCTGGAGCGAGCCAGTAGACTGACGGGTCTGCGGGTTGACCGCGTACACGTTGGCAATCGTGAAGACGTCGCCGACAGTGAGGGTGTTACCCGTGGTGCCGTTCAACGTGATCTTCGAGGTGCCTTCAACCGACATCGTGGTGTCCACCGTGATGGTGCCGGTACGGCTGCCCGTGGTGTGCTGCTGGATCGACTGCGACATGTTGATCTCTTCGTAGCCGAGAACACCTTCGCCCATCATGCCGTTCTTGAACTGGCGGGAAATGGTGTCAACCGGGTTGAAGAGGCCCTTCATGCCTTCGACGAGGCCGGCATTGGCGGCCGGGTTCACGGTCGCGTAGCGGCTCGGCATCATGGCGGCGAACTCGTTCAGCTTCTGCTGGCCCTGAAGCAGGACAAGCGAAGTGGCCGGGGTCGTGCCGGGGGTGCCGACGGAGGAGTAGATGCCCTTGTAGGCGCTGGCAACGTCAGCGTCGATGGACGA